TCGGAATGAGGATCATCGATAATAAGTAGATCAGCACCACGGCCAGTAATAGCACCGCCGACACCAGCACCGAAATACTCACCGCCATAATTAGTTTCCCAGCGACCCGCCGCTTTGCTGTCTTGACTAAGTTTAACATCTGTAAATACACTACGATATTCTTCTGAGTCCATCAAGTTTCTAACTTTACGACCAAATCGGTACGAAAGCTCTGCTGTGTGTGTTGTTTGAATGATCTTGGTCTGTGGTTTGTGGCCCATGAGCCATGCAGGAAAGAGAAACGAAGCAAACTCCGACTTTGTATGTCGAGGTGGCATGTTCACAATTAATCTTTTAATTTCACCCGATAGTACCTTTTCGAACTTCTCGCCGATCCTGCGGTGGTGTTCACCCTCCACGAACCCTGGCCACACAGTTGAAACGAACGTTAAAAAGGAGTCTCTTGCCTTACTTGCAAGTTCTAGTTGTGTCTTTCTTAATTCTAGTTTTAGTAATGCCTCTTTCGCTTCCTTAGCGTCCATTTGAGAGACATCAAAGTCTATTCGCATATCAGATTTATATCATAGTAATTATTTGTGTAAAACTCAACCTACGTGCGATGTGCAAGTTACATTCTAGCTTTTTTAGGGGGGTGGGGGTCGCTGACCCACCACATGTGGTAGCGCACATGCTTAAGGGACTCCTAGATATAGTGTTTAAAAAAAGTTGATGGTAGTTACAGGTGGAGATGCCTGGGAGGCAGTAGCCTCCCAGATCGTGGTTATAAGATATCTTTTCCCACCATATTATGCAGGTCGCTGACGATTTTTCTAGCCCAAGCTTTTACCTTAGGATCATCAACAGTAGCAATAAGATGAAAAATTTCAGAATTAAGATAGTTGCAGATAGCACGATAATCTACCTCTCTTCTATTTGTGATATCATCAGATCGTCTAAGTCTATCGACTTCAGCCATGCGCTCTTGCAGATCAGCAAAAGGTCGATTGATGATATCGTTGTTATCACTAGGCATTCTTCGAGTATGCATATATCCTAACTAATTACAAGATCTTATTATAAATAACTGTGGATAACTTTTCCTTGGCTTGGACAGAACAACTCCCAGCGGACACGCCGTTTTATCTAACACATACGCACAACCTAAATGGTTATTTGGTAATGGAGAATGGAGAACGAAACTGCGACACGGGGTGCAGTCGCCCCCGTGCCTATGTTCCAATGCCGTGTCAAAAAATGAGAATGCCTAATTACTAGACTGCAATTGGATTTGCATTAACGGAAAGTTTTCCGTTAATAGTTCCGACTCTTGTTCGGCATCTATCAACGGCTTCAGTTCCATTGATGACACAACCTTTGTCTTGTAGTCGTTATAGACTTCTGGTTGATCTTTTCTAAACGCTTCACTGTCGAAACGTTTATAACTCCTAATGATAACATTGAGTTTATGCTCAACGCCTTTTAAGACTTTATCCTCCTCTGTCACGAATGACTT